ATTTTGGGCATGTATAAATGCTTACAACCAGCGCAAGGTGTCTTCGCCTGTACTAACGTGTTCACCTCTTTGGCACCTAGTGAAAGTGCCGTTTGCAAATTGGTGTCTTCAACGGCATAATAATTCTCCTGCCGGGAAATTGCCATTTCTTGGATGGCGAGCAACTTTTCAAATTGCTCGTTGTTGGCCTTGCGGCCAGCGCGGGTTATACCCATTTCTGAATAGAATCTCGGAGAGTAGTATATAAATTTCATGTTTTATCCAGTTATACAGATGGTCTGTGTTTTTATGATTGCCTACTCTTTGTGGGATTTTCGGCATACTCCCTTGTTTAAACTTCATTTAGGTGTGCTAGCTCGTACATACGCCGTTCTCTACACCAGTTTCCCTCCTAAATGAATAGTGATCGTGATGGGATTCGAACCCACGTTTATGCTTCTGTATCCTGCAGAATACTTGAGCAAGACCTCCTGGCATAAGATAAATGTATCTTGGTATAAATCATCGCATTTGGACAATTTAGCAACAATACTTTACTCCTTATTCAGACGCTCTACCGGACTGAGCTACACGACCAAGTAATTACCTGCTTTCCTAGGGATCAGGTTTCTAGCTAGTAGTATTTTACACGCTATTCTAGGCCTGATCCCTTTCATCATGGCAGTTTGATAGACATTGGGCAATTTTTATCTGCCACATACATGCTAAGAGAGACTAATAGTGCGAGTACTACGAATATAGCTCTCATAAATTTACCCGATATTATACCCATTCATATGAATAGATAAAAATTCATCGTACATCGCTTGAAAGGATGGATATGGAGTTTCCACTTCAAAAGCTCCCACAGCAATGAATTCATCATATGCTTTTAGATCACCCTTGACACCTATTCTGATATCTTCCATTAGCTGAAGTATTTGTGCATTGGTCTTGTTCCAAGTAACTATCTTCAAGCCTTTAGCAGCGTTGTGCCGGATTGCGGCTGTTACACCTTTACCCGCGAATATTGCATTTTCCATATTTCTGTTTGGTTGATTGTGTGAAAAATAACCAGCGTGGGAGGCTTTCGACAGAATTTACCGTCCTTACTCCAAAGCCCGTCTCGTGGGCACGCTGGTTTATTATTATTTATGGCGTGATTTCTCGAACTTGGCGTAATCACTTTCAGACAACCAAATACAATCATATTCACCGTCTGATTTGATGATCGCTGACTGGTAGACTGATTTGATTATGTTAAAGTTTTCCATGTTGCCGTTGAACACACATATTGGTCGCATGTTATAGAGTTTAGGTGATGAAAGGATCGAAAAAGGGTAGGGATAATGGGGTAGGGATGGTGTTATGGGCCTGCTACCGTTGCCGGTGCAGATACGGCGGCTTTTTCAAGGAACGCCAATACCTGGTCATTGGTGGGAACTTCGCCCGCTGGAGAAAGCGAGAGCCACCACTTATCGACGTTTTGACCGGATGAAATTTTGCCAGCACGACCGCGCAAAAGTGCCTTGTCGTTGGTCGCGAAAAGTGCGGCTGTGTGGGCATGAAGCATAACTTCAGACTCGATACCTTCACACACGATAGTTGCACGTCCACGCAGCTGAAACTTTCCGGTGGCCGACGCGATATTTTTTTGCTCACCAACCATCTTGAAACGTGGCGTTGGCGCGTCATTAAATGAGATCGACAGTAGTTGGACTTCTTTCGTTGCGCCTTTCTCACCGAAAAGAGCTGCCAAGGTTTGATCGACAAGCGGGCTTCCGGTGATCCCTTCTCCCGGTGCCGTGATGTCGTGGATATACTGTTTTGCTTTTTCAAGCGCAATGGGTGAAATTGAAACTTTTAACATGGTATTTATTGTGTTGTGCCTGAATGTAGTCCGTCTTTGCTTTCTACATACAAACAGGTGAACGTTGTGTGGGCTATTTACGCACATTTTTGGTTTATGTTATAAACCAGAATTGACCGTGAAATGCCCGTGAAATACTGTTTTCCGCTATATACGTCACGCTTACACCCAAAATTGGTACTTTTTGGCGCAAAATGTGCTAAAATATAGCGAAAAACGAGAAAAAAAAGAAAATAATCACCCCTACCCCATTTGTTCCGACAGAGGCGAAGCCGGGGCATTAAGTTGGGGGGCAGACACAAGTAGGGGCGTACATAATTTCGCCAAGCTTAAGAGGGGGTATGCATGTTTTAGGTCAGGGATAAGAGGGGGCGTATATATTTTCACTACCTATTTAGCCCGGGTATATATTATAGGTGTAGTAAAGACCCCTACCCCGTTTTTCCACATCAGATAAAGACCGGGGATATAATTTATCTCGAAAATATATAGACTTTTTCTTGCTTTCACCCTTACAATGTCGTATCTTTACACTATCCCGCAGGGATATGTAATTATTTGTAACACAATTAATATCATTCTTAAAAAGATTAAATCGTTAATGAAGAATTTTTTAATAAACGCAGCGATAAAAACCGTAGATATTACTCTCTACGTAAAGGAGGGGGCTAATACGCTGACAGATTTACATAGACAAGCAACCTTTACGGAGAAGGGAAGGATAAACAAAACTCCTAAGGAGTGTCTTATCACTATACTAAAGGTTTGGCTACAAGAATTGGAACAAACCCACAATCAAAAAATGTAGTTTATGACTAGAGAAAGATTAGTAGATATGTTCAAGTATTACTTGGAACAATCAAGAAAATTGGATAGTCCTAGATTAACAGAGTATCTAGAGAAAACAGTAACCCTTTGGGAAGACTACGAACAAGATTCCGAGACTTACCAAACAGGGCCAGATGAATACCAGGCTACTGGATCACATAGTTAAATAAACCGCTCAGGAGACAGCGCACGTGCTTATCCGGTTACACGCCCTTATTAGACACTTCAGTCTAATCGATAAAGTGAAGCAAGAGTACGTAGAGAAGGGGGCATATATTACTAGGGAGATAAACCAAGAACAGGCGTTTAATATAAAATTAGAAGATAGATATGCACAAGATCAGAAAGCCTAAGTATAATTTGTATGAAGTTATACTTTCAGAACAGTTGCCGCACAAGGATTATATGTGGAGGTATTATATGGATGGAGATGAGATGTTCTCCTCAAAGCAAGTACTGAGATTTAATGCGGTTGATGTAGCCCATGCTATGGGGTTACTAGCAAAAACGAAATACGAAGGAAATATTAAATTAGTTAAAGCAGAGTAGTATGGAAGAGATTAAAGAAGTATGTGGCTACCAGGACGCGCAAGGTAGATTTTTCGCCACAAAAGAGAAACTCGCAGAGGTAATAGAGGAAGAAAGAAAAGCTCGAGTTCTTAGGGAGATGACAGAAAAACTTCTTACTAGCGGGGCGCTCGATAATGTTAGCTGGCGTGGTTACTGGGAGATAGAAGGAATACTTAAATATTTCTTAAAGAACCTAGATAAGTTCGCACAGTATTACGCGGATTACAACAAGACAAAAGTAACACTGACAGAAAATCACGACAGCTTTACCTCTATAGGTCTGTACGCCCCATCTGACGCCACTGTTACGCCTCCTATAACTACTAAAAATAAAAAGAAATGGTACCAGATATTTTAACTAGCACGTTTGGTGTTATGCTTTACGCCGGCGTTGCTACAGGATTCGCTATGGGTATAGAAGCAATGGACGAAGACGCTTCACCCGCAAGTAGGATGGGAACTTTTTTACTCTTATCAATCCTTTTTCCGTTGGCTGTTACAGCCGGATTAGGATTTAAATTAGGTCGATATGTCTCACGATAAAATGCACATACAACCAACACTCACTGCAGATGGTCCGGGAACTACTATGTACTATGTTCCCACCGCCGATCCAGTTACTAAGGCGGTACTATCTGCTAGGGATTTCTGGGTGACAGCTACAAAGTTGCCCGATTACATGGATAATAATCCGGATGTAACCTTTACCTTTGATCCCACAGAGTGGATAGATAGTCACTATAACAAGCTCGCTCCTATGATAATAGGTAAGAAAAACCTCTCTATTATTTAAAAGGGCTATTACTATCTAAAAATTTTTCGACCAAAAGCTTGCATTTTTTTCCTACTTTTCTTATCTTTACAAGAAAAACAATGGAAGATAATACAGGGTACGTTTATTTTCTGGTCGACGAGGAATACAGGTTCTGCAAGATAGGATATTCCTCCGACCCGTCAAGACGCCTCGCAAGGGCTCAGGTCGATTGTCCTCTTAAACTCGTTATGTTTCATTCTATACCTGGTTCTAAGCGTTTAGAGCAGCAATTACAGATGGAATTTGGACCACAATGGGTCAGAGGAGAATGATATCTTCTCACAGAAGAACTAATTACACGCATATATAACCACGAAGTACAAGAAAATTAAAGATTTTTTAAAAATAATCGTTAAAAATGATATACTTCATCGGTTCCTTAGAACATGAATATGTAAAGATCGGCTACACCGATAACATAGTTCGAAGGTTGCAAAAAATGCAATCCGATTCTCCTTTTAAACTAATAGTATTTAGACAGATCGAAGGAGATCAAAAACTAGAAAAATTAATACACAAAAGATTTCAATACCTACATATAAGAGGAGAGTGGTTCTTGAAGAATAAAGAATTATTTTCAGAAACATCTTTCGATGTGGATGGTATGGAGTTAGCTATAAGCGAGATTATACTCACACACAAGCAATTTCCAACAAAAGAAGTTGTAAAAACATTTTATCCTAATATTAATTGGAGTAAATACAAGAAGTATAATGATTTTATAAAAAAACTGTGTCTAGCTCAATTTGGATGTGTTAATTATCCTACATACTTAAAGCTAAAAGAGTTGTATGCTCTTGAGTTAGAAGGTGTAAAAGAAGTAAGGGCGTGTAAAATATTGAACATAAGTAGCGCCAATTATTACACATTAAAAAATAAATACAAAATTTTTAAACAAAATATGTAATATAGTGTAAAAGTTAATTATTATTTAAAATTATTTTACTTTACCTATTGACATTCGGTTTTAAATGTTGTATCTTTACACTAAAACGAATCCAAGCGGAGATTCCCACTACACATTCCGCCTAGCGTCACTCATAACCGAATGGGTGTACGGCCCTCAAGCACCACAGAAAGCACTGAAGTAGCTCTGGGCCCAGAAGTCGGGTTTGGTCCTCAATACAAAAAGGGGAGGACATTTGTCCCCGATATCGCGAAATAAGTTAGTATTAATAGAATTTGTTGTTGATTAGAAAGTCGGTCATACTTTCTCTTTGGGACGCCCTTAACTGTGGAGCACTGGCAGCAATTAAGAATACTAATAAAACCCGAACCGGCTCTTTAAGGTAGAGAAGGCTCTATGCTAAACCCGTCCCGGGCGCAGCAGGGCAAAGCTATATCTAAATGTAAACTACACAACACCCCCTACCCCCTAAAGGGGGACATGAATCTGACGATTCATGTTAGAAGGATAAAAAATATGATAAAGATTAACACTGACTCTAAACTGGCTTTCTTCCAGAAGATTCTAGCAATTGTGTCGGCTCTTTCACCGCAGGAAAAACAGTTATCCCCAAATGAGTTGGATACTCTTTCTCGGTTTTTGACGTTACCTCGAAAGTATGAGTATTTTCCCTTTACATCAAGGGCGAGAAAAGAGATATACACTCAATACGATCCACCTATGACAGTCCAAATATTGTCCTCACGGGTAGCGTCGCTTATATCCAAAGGATACCTAGTAAGGGATGAAGATAACTTCGTGGATTTTGCACCTCAGATAAAGAAACTAAGAGCACTAAATACATTCGATGTTAAAATACAAGATAACACCCCTAATAGAACAGACAGCTAAGGATCTTGACTTACCTCTATATATTGTGGAGGCGGCCGTGAAGGCACAGTTCAAAGCCGTGGCAGATAATTACGTGAATATGACGCACGTAGGAGTTAGGCTAGAGGATCTAGGAAAGTTTTACTTTAAGCATACTTATTATTTTAAGGTATTACCCAAGGTTATCAGAAGATATCGAGAAGGAAAGCTCTCATCCGAAGTACTAAAGAAATTTGTGGCACTCCGCCCAGTAGTCACATCTTACTGGGTAAACCGAAAATATAAACAGCGCTTCGGATCATGGCACTGGAAATAATCAATTAAACAACAAGATGGACAAAAAGTCACTTTATAACCAAGCACAACAGAACGCCCAGCAGACGGCGATGAATCATCAGTTACACATTTCGTCTATAAACTCACTAACTGAATTACTTAGAGTAGTAACAGCTCAAGGTGAGCACTCTCCTCTACGTACAAAAATCGAGGAAGCTCTTAGCGCGTTACTAGATCCATTTATTCCTCAACCAACTTCAAACATTATTCAGTAATGCAGCTTACACACGATAAAGTATTAATCAAACTTAAGGAACATCCAGATCATACGCTTACGGAGTCTAATATATATGTACCTAAGTTCGTAAATATAGAGTCCGACGGTGGTAGACCCCTAGCTGTTCCATCAAATGAGAAGTACGTAGCCGAGGGTACTGTGATACAAATGTCCCCGCTAGCAGCTAAGAAAATGGAGGAAAGCTACACACCCCTAAAAGTGGGGGATAGAGTGTTTGTTTCCCCCTCAGCAGTTTCACAAAGTTTCCACTTCCGTACAGAAAGAGATGCCATCGTATATGATTTTGATGGTATGATTCTTATCCCTTATATTTTAATCGAAGCAATTCTATAACAATGGCTAATAAAAACACAAAAGAGATGGTAGTTAAATCCGATTCACTGGACGCTAAATTGCAGAACCTGGATACGAAGATTGCCGCTCTCACGCAAGAACGTGACGCATTCCAGACTGTGGCTAATCAAGCCGCTTTCAAGCTCCTGAATATCGAGAATCTGGTTACTCCTTTTCTTAATCGTAAATTCAACTGGGTTACGGCTCTATTTCACCTCCGCGAATTCGTAGAGATGGTAAAACAAATCATAGCAATGATTAAGGAGTTCAAAGACCAGTACATGAAACCTCCTACACCTGTTAATGATACTGCTCAATAATTTTGATCCCTATCAAGATTTTTTCGAGTCGAATCCACAGTTAAAGATACTGTTTAAGGAATACGTAGACAGTCCATCATCTCATATGTGAGCGCTCTTTCTGTACGCTCATCCGGATTCTAAGTTTTTTAACGAATCTCCGGAGGATAGAAAGAGCCTCATATATAAGGATTACCTACACTGTGATCCTACTTTTTCGTGGGAGGATTATGCTCCGCTACTAGAAAGCCTACAGAAGCACGTGTTGTCTAAGGCACAACGTGCTCTTATGAGGTGGGAGCAAACTCTGCACGAGAGAGATGATTTTATATCTACCGTTCCATATAATTTGGATACGTTCGAAGCGAAGGATAAGATGTTGGCAAATACGCCAAAGTTATGGGATCAATACGAGTCCATACTTGATAGGTTAACTAAGGAACAAGGTTCCACTCACGGTGATATCGAGGAATCGCTATCCGAAAAAGGATTGATATAATGGATTACTTTAAACAGTACGTAGAGGCCTCTAATATGCTAAGTCAATACGATGAACGCCAGCGCACACTAGAAGAAAATAGAAAGAAGTATCCCAGGCTTGTAGCTAATGAGGCTATACTGGAGCATATTCTGTCCTACGCCAGGGCTTACCCCGATTTACGGTTCGGGCAGATTCTCACTAATCTGGGGATTGCCACTCATAAAGTAGAGCATAGCGAGCCGCAACACAATAAAGCGACCGTAGAAGAATCGGATTTCACTACGTGGATCGAAAGCTTTAGCGATATCTTCTACGAGGAATCTACTGATACACTAAAGAAATTACAAGATGGCGCAAGGACTTAGAGAGCAACTAAAAACTTCGTGGAAAGAAGTCGCGCAAGAAGAACCTCTTACTGTATCTAAACTTCGGAAATATCTTATGGATATTTTTAATTCGGGGTCAGTGGGTAAGTCTTCTCTTTCCTTCTCTTGCCATCCTCCACAAGCTAAGACGTACGCTTTAACTACCAATCAATTAGAGTTGGCAGAAGCTTTGGATAAAATGGATCCAGATTCTTGGGTTCAAATAACTATTAAATAAAGGAACGATGACAGACGAACAGAACGGTAAAATGCAATTGTTGCGCGAAATGCACGACACTATTCTTGGTATGCTAGCGGTTGGAACCGAAGGCAGCGATGAATTCAAGCAGGGTTACAAAAAAGGACTAGAGGCTTATAGAGAGTATTTCTACGGGCCAGATTCCACCCTAGTTAATAAGATTATGGGGGAGTAATTCCCCAATTTCGGGGACGCTAAGCAATTGATTGGAACATAGTATTTGATATGTGCGGCAAGCAGTCTAGCGACTAACAGTTTATAAATGACAATAACAATTCTTCTTTTGGTTTAGAACTCCCAGGTGATTTCTTTACCACCGAGATCGCTCCCTCGGCTCCTCAAGAGCAGTTTCAATACGAGTACCAATACGCATAAGGTTTACTACTCACTCACCTTAAAGTAGAGTAAAGAAGCTTGTAATTCCATCATGTTAAATAGTTACCAAGAAGTGGCTGCAATGCCACCGTCTCCACTCATGAATTGTAATATTTGTAACTCACGTATACCACAGCATGTAAAACACAGCACGTGTACAAAATGTCGATGACACTCTTATAAGGATAAGCAATGTCCTGATTGCGGTAAATTGATAAACAGAAAAAGCTCCTTTTGCCTAAGTTGTAGGAATAAGAGAAAGGCTACAAAGGGGCACAATAGAATAACTGGAAGTGTTGATACAAGATATACCGCTTGTATTGTGACCATTAATAAAGCGAAGGGGCACACAAAAGATCGCAACATAAACGTTACCGCGGAATACTTGTATAAGTTGTTAGAAATACAGCAACAAAAATGCGCGTATACCGGGATTCCTATGGAGTTGCCTACACACAAAGGCTGTAAGGACAAAAGGATGTGTGCTTCTTTGGACCGTATAGATTCTAGTAAAGGTTATGTAGAGGGCAATGTACAATGGGTAATTGCTCCTATAAATTATATGAAGCACACTCTAAGCGATGCAGAATTTAGAGAACTACTATCTTGGATTAAATAGTTCAACTCTCATCACCTCCACTAACAATAATTACCATGAGTATCTTAGATTTTCTAATGGCGCCGGTTAATAACCTGTGTTATGTTATGTTGGCAATCCAATTAACAATAGTTCAATTAACAGTTATAGCAAAAAATAATGTTCATATACACCAAATGTGTCCTGGAGAACGAAGACGGGGAAAAGAAACTAGCTCCACTAGCACTACATAAAGAATTGATAGCTACATTCAGGGGATTCGTAGATGATACTGATATGAAAGCCCCCTTCCAAAGACACGCTGCTATAGGGTTTAAAGATGGTACAGAGTGGTTCGTGACGTCTACGTTCGATGAGTTAAAGAAACAAATAGATCCTAATTCTGATGATGGAGGGGTATCCAGAACTCCGGATATACCTAGACCGGTACTTGATGTAGGACAATAAGAATATCCCCGCCGTGGCTTTTATAGAACATCTGAAAGGTAACCTGCACTGGACTGAGTAAAGGAAGGAAAAAAGACGGCAGTGTACGGGGATATACGGGGGTGCTTAACCGTTAGGAGACGGTAATGATCTTCAAATGGAGTGCTATAGGTATAATAAATAAACCTATAAGTAGAATTTTTTCTAATTGACTTGGAACCTTACCATTAAGTTGAAGGCAACAGGGGGCAAGTTTTAATACAGCCTGAGAGACTAAACGAAAGAACACCTTAATTAAGGTGATGCGATAGTCCGATCCTCCTAGAAATAGGAGCCTTATAAAACTTTAATATGTATAATTCAAAAAGTAGAAGAGAAATTTTAAAGAAACATAAACCTTATGTTTGTGAAGGATGTTCAAATGCCGGCACCTGGCAAGGGGCAAACCTTAGATTGCAGGTAGATCATATAGATGGAAATTCGTCTAATAACACTATTGAAAATTTAAGATTCTTATGCCCTAATTGCCATAGTCAAACATCTACATTTACTGGACGCAATGCGCGTACAAAAATATGGAATAGACCTTCTAAAGAAGAATTCTTAGCTTTGTTAAAAAATTATACGATAAAAGAGATATCTATTATAAGGGCAGTCAGTTTACGGGTGGTATACCAGTGATTTAAGTTTTACGTTAAAGAGGACAGACCCTCTTCTCCGAAAACTAGAAAACTCAACTGTGAAAATATAAAATCCATACTACTTTCAAATCTATCTTCTGAGAAAGTAGCTAAAGAGTATAATATTTCTTCAAAATCTATACGTTCGATAAGAAGAAAAGAGATATACTGTGACTGTAACTAAATGCAAAATCATGGAAGCTGAGGTCCAAACTCAGATGATACGGGTTAACAAAAATGTCGAGCCCACTTACACGGTGACGTGTATTTATAAATTGGATTAATTCGGTGAAAGCTTAATTGTAACGCCGAGCGAAGCCTAGAAATAGGAACGTGTAGAGACTACCTGATAACAGGAATTAGTTTATTTAAAATAAATGAAAAAACATCCAATATCTTATGATAGAATTAAAATGTAATAATTGTCAAAAAACTTTTCATAGAAAAAGTTCGGCGTTAGAAAAGGCGAACAAAAGAAATCAAATATTTTTTTACTGTTCTAAACCCTGTGCGGATATCGGAAAGGGGAACAAAGAGTTATATAAATGGGCGGATAATAGAAAAGATGCGTTATCGCCGTATAGATGGTACATACGAGTCTCTAGTTACAGAGATAAACAAATCGATATAACTCCCGAATATTTAAAGGATCTGTTTGAAAGTCAAAACGGTAAATGTATTTATTCTGGTGTACCGCTCCAGCTTTGGAACTACAAAGACAAGGGGGGAAACAACAAGATATATACCGCGTCTCTGGATAGAATAGATTCATCCAAGGGGTACGTAAAAGGAAACGTACAGTTTGTTTCTATGGCGACCAATCTATTTAAACATACGATGTCGCACAAACAAACACTAGAATTTTGTAAAATAATCGCTGAAAATTACAATAAGATAAAGACATAGTCCAAACTAGATAGGAAAGTCGAGTCCTGTCGCCCTCGCAAAGCAATGACGTAGATGAATGTCCTTTGCGCCTATCTGTAGCCTCGCTAAGAGGTGTCCTTAGGTACTGGTTCTACCCTGCTCCTTTCTGAAAAGGGAGCAGTGACATTCAATAAAGTCTCGAAGAAAACCTAGCTAGACTAGGAATACGCCCTGTAGGGGGAAATAACACCCTTAGAGAGACACGACAACGCAACTAGAACTTACAGGTACGATGTTGTTGGATAAAGAGGTATATACAAGCGGTTGAAGCAGCCCCACTATTATAGTTTAAATATTTTGATAGGGGCGGCCTAATATTAAAATAGGAATATGGCCACGTTGGTTCGAATCCAACTACCTCTTCGATAGAGTGACAATTATATAATTATGAAGAACTGTTTGAAATGTAAATATAAGGGAGCCTTAACTCCGATTATGCAGGGAAACACCCGGCTAGAGACAATATACAGATGTCCGAAGTGCCAAGCCTGACACGAAGAGTTTACTTTTGGCGACTATACACAAATAAAATTGTTAGATGACGCACACTAATTTAGTTAATCTACTGTTCCAGATAGCAGATGACCTGCACTGGCACCACCTTAATACTAAGGTATATCCAGAACACAAAGCTCTAGAGTTTGGATATGATGCTATAATATCTTATAAAGATAAATTAGCGGAGCAGCTTATCCCGTTTGAAGGGAAGCTGGGATCATTTAAAGTCGCCGTACCTTCTAACACGAAGGTTATGTCGCTGCCCGATGATATTATCAACGCTGCTGCCGAGATCAGAAAATTCGCAGAAGAGAAGAAATATCCAGACATTGTTAATATGTCCGACGAGATCAGAGGAGTCGGAGCTAAACTTAAATACTTACTAAACCTATCGTAATGAATGTAGAGCCAATACCAAATGCAGTACCAGAGAATACCACTACATCAAGACGTCCCTTAGATTCTTGGGAATGGGATAGATTTTTCCAAGCTGCTAAAAGTGTGCTGGAAGAACGCGTAGAATCAAAAGGAGATACTAACGTGATTTATCAAGTACGTACTACCCCAAATATGGTTGACCTAGCCCAACAGGTATGCGAAGAACTATTGAAGCAATCCCTAACAAGCATAAAAAATCTATAACATGGAACCCACATATACACAAGCACAATTAGTTTCCTTCGGAAATTATCTATTAAATACTGTTAGAGTACAAGATGCTATGGAGCACGCTCGCGCAGGCTCTGACGGTGAACTGGATACTGAATTTATCACACAAGTGTACGACGCAGATCTCGCTAACTGGTCGGAGACTAGAGGGTTACCTTATTCGACTGAAGCTGTTCCAATTCTCTTTCATCTAGGAAACGTAGAGCCTAATGACAATCAAGGTTAATATATCATTTCAACTATGGCCTTACGAACAGAGCTACACTGTAGAGATCCCTGAAGATAGATTTAAGGATATGGACAAATTCGTCGATTCTATTACGTCTAATCTAAAGATGTCTCTAATGTCTCACGTAAGACTGCATCATCCAAATATGTGGTACAAAGACACCCCGTTACAGCCAATGGCTTTAGACAGATTGACAGTGCCAAATACTGGGACACCAATTGTACTTAAGGACATCACCACGGGAAATACCGCAACTATTCCTTCAAACGCCACAATAACATATACTTCAAATGATTAAAGACATACATCTAGAAAAAGAAACACGAGAAAAAATGCTCGAAGGAGTGTTAATCCTAGAGCAAGCTGTAGGGTCTACACTAGGACCCATGGGCTCTAATGTTGTAATAGAAACTCCTTATGGCGCTACTACCGTTACAAAGGACGGTGTTACGGTCGCTAAGCAGGTATTCCTAGATGATCCCGTACAGAATTTGGGGGTACAGATCTTACAGCAAGCTGCATCAAGAACTGCTACACTTGCTGGCGATGGTACTACTACGGCCACTGTACTGGCGGCTTCATTAGTGAAGGCGGCTAACAAGCTCATTACCGCTGGAGTTAAGCCTATAGACATTAAACGTAGGTTTGAAGCTCTGCTGTTGGATGCTCTTAACAAGATCAGAGCCCAGGCTAAAGCAGTAGATCCAAATAAGATAGGAGAGATAGCTACCATTTCTGCGAACAATGACGAGCAAATAGGTGATTTGATCCAAAAAGCTTACGACCATGTAGGTACGAATGGTTTGATTACTCTAGAGGAATCCAAGACCGGTCATACTGCCCTTATTATAGAGCAGGGTGTGGCGATCGATAAAGGATTCGCTTCTCCTTATTTTGTTACGGATCACGCCAAAGGTGAGGCTGTGCTGCATAACCCACTGATCTTTATCACTGACGCTAAGATTAGGTACACACAAGACATCGTACCCATTATGGAGAAGGCTGCGGCCGAATCTAGATCACTGCTAATTATAGCGGATGAAATAGACTCTCAAGCTCTTCAGCTTCTGGTTATGAATAAGATGCGCGGTACTATTGAAGTATGTGCTGTTAATGCTCCATCCTTCGGGGATAATAGAGCTGAATTACTGCGAGATATAGCGGCACTTACGTCTGCTCAGGTGATAACGCAGAAGGCCGGTGCCCGTATAGAGGATACTCCTAGATCTGCTTTTGGCACCGCACAAAAAGTGGTTATCTCGAAGAACAAAACTGTGCTGGTGTCACCCGAACGTAACGAAGCACTTATTAAAGATCGTGCAAAAGAGATTGAAGGTTTTATCGAAACAGAACAAGATGCGTACCTTAGAACAAGATTACAGAAGCGACTCGCAGATCTCACGGCAAAAGTGGCTGTCATCTCTGTCGGCGGAGCAACTGAGACTGAACTCAAGGAGCGGAAAGATAGGGTGGATGATGCACTACGAGCTACTGCTTGCGCTGTGCAAAAGGGATACCTTATCGGCGGAGGTGTCGCCCTCGCTAGAATTTCCGCACAAATAGAAATAAAAGATCAGCTTATAGATCCTATTTTCGTGCAAGCTCTCACAGCACCACTTAAGAGGATCGTAACAAATGCGGGTGAATCAGCGGAAGTTATCTTGGATCGTACGCTAAATGCTACAGATCTGGATACTGGGTATAACGCCAGAACTCTCAAATACTCAAACCTATTGGAAGATGGGGTAATTGATCCGGCGCTCGTAGTAGAACAAGCATTAGTAAACGCGGTTTCCGCTGCTAATATGATTATTCTATCATCTACGGCAATAACAAATAAGGACCGTAAACCTCCCTTTAGTCCGGGGAACATGGAAGATTATGCTGCATAATGTGCAGGATTTCCTGCTAGGAGAAGTGGAAGTGTTTCACCCACTTTCTCAAGATTACCGTTCTTATTGAGCGGAACAAAAGAAACGATGTGTTGAAGGTTTTTGGGTGGGTGGCAAATGGATGCCACCTGCCCTTTACTATTATGTGAACTTTCATACTATCAAACGAAACAAATCACTATTCAACCACGTAAAGTCCTACGCACGTCCTTTGCTGCGGGATATTGAGTGGGAGTTCTTCTATAACTACACAGAAGCACGAGGATTCTCCGGCTTTGCTGGTGACGAATGGTTCTCGTGTAATAGGGTGTTATTGAAAGATGTGCCCACCGATTACCTAAAACAAGTATTCCCTGATACCATAGATCCTGATGGTAATAAGAAGACTTACGTGCCGGCTAGAAAGTATTTGAGACAGGAGCATAAGAAGCCTTCTCCACCTCTGTATAGGAATGACATGAAGAATTTCATGATGCTCGGTTCTCGTGGTTTCGGTAAGTCCTTCTCGGTTTCTGGGCTAATAGCACATACATTCCTCTTCGATGGGGCGGTTGAATACAATGAAGAGACTATAAAGAATCCGGCACCAGCAGAGATATTAGTAGGTGCCGCTAAGTCGGACAGGTCATCCGATATTCTTAAGAAGGTAAAGGACGCCTTCGACTTCTTACCCGGAAAACAACAAGTTAACAATCGTACTTATCCATCCCCCTTCACTAAACGGTATTCCGGGTCTTGGGCAGTGAATTCCCAAATCATTGCCGAGTACAAGAAGAAGACTGAAGGGCAGTGAGATACGGCGGGCTCTAGATCTAACATAAAACACAGGTCCTTTAACTCCGATGCGTTCGCGGCTCAAGGTACCCGTCCCACACTACTCGTCTTAGAGGAGATCGGTATGTTCCCAAATCTAAAGGAAGTTCACGCTAACACTGTCGACAACTTGACCGACGGTTATCGTAAGACAGGAATGCTAATGATGTTGGGTACTGGTGGTGATATGGAACAAGGTACTCTGGATGCTTCAGAGATGTTCTACGAACCAGACAAGTACGACATACTAGCTTTCGAGAACTTATGGGAAATATCCGGTCAGATTGCGTATTTTGTACCTGCGTATCTAGCACTTGATGCCTTTAAAGATGAGAATGGCAATACCAATATTGAGGAGGCGAAGAAAGAAATAGATCAGGTTCGTAGGAAAAAAAGAGGTAACTCCGGGTCTTCGGATGCTCTCAACAAAGAGATGCAATACCGGCCTATAGTACCATCGGAAATGTTCTTAACCAAAACCGCGAACATATTTCCCGCCGCGGAAATACGTAGGAGGTTATCAGAAGTACAGTCCATGAATCTGTACGCTCAAATAGAAAAGAAGGTCAATCTTTATTTTGACCCTAAGTCGAAGTTTAATGGTGTGGGATACTCTGTAAATGACTCCCTGAATGCTATATCCACCTTTCCCTACACAGGTGATGATAGAGAGGGATCTATAGTGATATACGAATTTCCTAAATTTATAGAGGACAAGGTACCATCCGACGCCTATATAATAGGGTGTGACCCATTTAGAGATGATTCCGCTACAGGAGAATCGCTAGCGTCTATCTACGTTATGAAGACCTCAAAGTATATATCTACTGTAGGCTACGACGAAATTGTTGCTTCTTATGTAGGTAGACCTTATTTCGGTAAAAATGAGGTAAACGAGATACTATATAAACTCTCACTTTTCTATGGTGGGGCAAAGATATATTTCGAGAATGCCGTAGGTAACGTAAAGGACTACTTCGAAAAAATTAGAAGACTTGACTTGTTAGCTAGACAACCCGTGACAGTCTTTAATAAGAAGGCTTCGTACGAGTCTTCCCCACAAGTAATATATGGTTACCCGATGTCCAATCAGAAGATTAAATGGGAAGCCATACAATATCTGCGTTCCTGGTTACTACAAGAGCGAGAAGAAAACAAAAGAAATTTAGACCTCATAACTGACCCAGGGTTATTGCAAGAACTCCTGTCGTTCAATATGGATGGTAACTTTGACCGAGTGATGAGCTTGGTCGGCTGTGTTATTGGACTAGAAGAAATGTCCAATATCTCTAAAAGAAGAGAAGAATTTTACTCTGAAGAAAGCGCACTTCAGAAGGATATCTATAGATTAATAGTGAATAATAAACGTTTATTTAATGCTAAATTTTCCCAAACAACGACTACCTTATTCTAAGAAGTCGGCTACAGATTTTGCGTGGGCTAAAAGAGTAATGGAAACATTACTACAATTCTCTCCCCAGCAAAGAAACATAGCTAACGACTATACTTCAGAATACGGTAGAAAACTTTCTAACTATAGGCTTTACAACAACCAGTTAGACCAGAAGGATTTCGAGAGGGAGTGTAACCCTCTAGGCTTGGAAGTAGGCCAGTTTCAAGATGCTATCCAACCCTACAACAAGACATACAACAAAATACAAGTACTACTGGGGGACGAACTAAAACGTCCCTTCAATTTTAGAGCCGTGTTAGTCAACGCGGACGGAATACGTTCCAAGCTAGAGAAGAGGGACTCCATGATCCGTAATTTTGTGTACGCGAAAATGCAGGAAACTCTAAAGTCTATTAATACTCTTTACACTCCAGATCTACTAGAACAGATAGGTGAAGAGATTCTTACTCCAGAAGAGATACAAAAATACGTTAAGTATAATTACAGAGAACGTAGAGAAATACTATCGGAGAATATACTGAACTATCTTATCAAGAGATTACATATAAAGGATAAGAAGAACGACGCCTTTAAGCACGGATTGATCTCTGGTGAAGAAGTAGTGTATATCGGCACTAATAATGGCGAACCCCATATCGAGGTGATAAACCCGCTAGGAGTTTTCTACCACAAATCTCCGGAGACTAAATGGATACAAGACTCACTATATGCTGGGTATCGTACCTATATGACGGCCGGAGAAGTAATAGACCGCTACGGTAAATATCTAACAAAAGAACAGGTAGAAAAGCTAGAGAATCTAACGAATGTAGGCGGCCCAATACCAGATCATACTATGGGTTCTACTATGTCTTATGGTATTCCAGAGGGTGATCCTCGTATGGCTAAGATGTTTAACTACAATGACGGCTCTTACGGGTCTTCTAACCACTCCGACATATTAGTACAGCACGTAGAGTGGAGATCACAAAAGAAAATAGGATTCCTTAAATTCGTAAATGAGTATGGAGACGAAGAAAGTCTGATGGTTTCAGAAGATTTCGAAGTTCCAGATAACGCCACCAAGAGAGAAGTACTAAAAGAATTTGGGCAGAGATGCACCTATTACGATTGGGAAATGGATGGTATTCAGTACGAATTGGAGTGGGATTGGATCGCAGAGATATGGACTGGTACCAAAATAGGATCGGAAATGTACTGTATGATTGGTCCTAAAGACCAGCAGTTCAGGGAAACAGACAATCCTAATAATGTTTGCTTAGGATATCACGGGTTGATATACAACGCTATGAACGCTACTCCGGTATCGTTAATGGATCGTATGAAACCTTTCCAATACCTGTACTTCATCGTAATGCACAAGCTCAAAAAAGCTATCGCGCAAGACCAGGGTAAGGTATTCCACTTCGACGTTTCTATGGTGGATCCAAAGATCGGGCTAGAAAAAACTATGTACTATCTAAAGGATATGAACATAGACTTCTTCAATCCACTGGCTAATGGCGATCAACCCGGACAAAACCAACGAGGCAAGGTATCGCACTCTACGGATATGTCTAACATGCAGAATATTAATAATTATATTAATGTTTTAACAGCAATCGACCAACAAATTTCAGATGTTGCGGGTGTTAATAGACAACGTGAAGGTCAGACCGGTCCAACCGAAGCTGTATCTAACGCGCAAGCTAACATACAGATGTCAGCTCTCATCACGGAGATATACTTTCAAGCCCATACTAAGTTGTGGGAAAAATGTTTGACGTCGCTAGTAGCCGCCGCAAAACAAGCCTGGAGAGACAAGAGCGTACTCAAGCAGTACGTGTTAGACGATCTTTCCTTAGCTACACTAGAGATGACAGAGGGAGACCTGACTGACGCTGAAATTGGTGTGTTCGTAACAGATTCTGGCAAGGAGCATGAGATGTTCCAAGCGCTAAAAGGTATAGCAGACGGACTGTTAAACACCAACAGAGCGACATTCTCCGACCTTATCAAGCTGTATGAAGCTAACTCTGCTTCTGAACTGAAAGCTGGTATTATGGCGTCAGAGGAAAAAGCGATACAACAAGAGCAGCAAAAACAACAAGCCGAGATACAGGCGGCACAACAGGCTCAACAAGCAGCTCAAGAGTTTGAACTAGAAAAACAGGCTCGCGAGCACGAACACGAGGTGTTAATCGCGCAGATAGAGTCCTACAAATTCCAGCAAGATCAAGACTCAGATAATAATGGTATACCAGATCCATTAGAGATAATGAAGCTTAGACAAGACGCAGATTTCAAAGATCGTAAGCTGAAATTAGAAGAAAAGAAATTAGAGTTCGATAAGCAAAAAAGCGAAAAAGAGCTCGCAATTAAGAGGAAAAAACCTTCCGCAAAATAGAAAGGCTATTACTATCTAAAAAATATTTGCAGAAAAACTTGCATATTTTATAAAAAAATATTAATTTTATGTTAAATCCAAGCGATGACTTCCTAGATCAAATCTTTGCCTCACAAGGACAAGGTGTAGAACAACCACTTACCGACTTCATTCCGGACCCAGAGGACGATGATAACGTTCCACCAGCGCTCGATGACGATGCTGATGATGCGCCACCAACTCCGCAGGACGATGTGGACGAGGATTCAGATCCCGTTATAGAAAACTACGTTAAGTTTCTACAGGAAAACGATCTGATCGATATACCAGAAGAGTATGATTTTAAAGGAAAGCCAGATCAGCTAAAAGAAGTATTCGAGCACACCAAGAAAGCTAGAAAAGAAAAAGTTGTAGCCGAAGTGTTCGAACAATTACCGGAAGATTTTAAACCTCTCTTTGACTACGCGTTGAAGGGGGGATCCTCTATTGAGGAATATATGCGCACGTTTTCTAATGATCTAGCAGATCTCTCGCTAGATACAGAAGAAGGTCAGAAAAAGATTTTATTTCAGTATTACAAAGAAACTTCTCCGTACTCGGACGAGAAAATCCAGAGACTTATCTCTCATTTCAACGATGAAGACGAACTCAGGATTGAAGCGGAAGATGCTTTCAACGATCTTACTAAAATTAGAAACGAGCGCAAAGCCGAGCTACTAGCTCGCACCGAACGGCAACAGGAAGAATATAGACAAGAGTTAGAACGCAAAACAGTCGAACTCAACAGAGCTATAGAAGAAACTTCTGCCATTCATCCACAAAGAAAAAATAAAGTAAAGGCTTTCTTTTTCGAGCCTTTAAAAGTAGATGAATCCGTTACAACTGGATTCAACGCCACAATAAATTCAATTTTATCTAACCCAGAACACCAGGCGCAATTAGCGGATATACTGCTAGACTACAGCGCCGATAAAGGGTTCTCAACAGATCGCCCGGAGCGACGCGTAAAATCGAAAGCCACGCAAGATTTCAAATCATACATCAAAACTAAGCTAGATCCTAAGCAAGCGCAAAGATCTTCGACGTCAAGAGCTCCTGAAACCACATCCTTTAATTGGGATGAATATACTCAATCCTTATAAACTTTATGCCTAATCCTCAATCTTCTTTAATTATTAAACGTTACGACGCTTTTGGCGGTAACTTTGTTGATTCCGACTACTTGGCGGCAGCTTACGAAACTGGTAAGCCTACCTACCTGGAAGGAATGATGATGCAAACATACTCTTCCCAGTCGCGTTTTATGAATCTCAAACCTCTTCTTAACCTCGTAGGCGTTAGCTCTAACGGTGGTAAAGAGATCGAATCTGAGATCGTACGTTGGTATCTCCGCGGTGCGGAAGATCGTGATGCTCGTGTAATTGAGCTAGTTGAAACTTCTAACACTACCCCAGGTATCAATGGTACCACTTTCCGGATCAAACTTGATCTAGACTATTTCCATTTTCCAGATATCCTTACTCCAGAGGATAACGAGTTCCCTCTACAAATCGTAGAAGGTCCTGTACCAGACGGTACTGGGTTTGTATACACCGTTAAACTGGTTACCGATAATCCGCAGTTGTATGTTGATCCAGCTCTCTTGGCTGCTGGTCGTGCTTTCACCAAAGTATCTACCGCAGTACCTGCTGAATACAACCAATGGTTTGAATGCCAGACCCTCATGCTAGTAATGGTATAAGCAAACTTTCTTAATTGCTGGAAAGCCCTAACGTAAAGACGAGGGTAATCAGCAGCCGAAAATACTTCACATATGACTAATACACAATATAATATAGGTGATCGTCTGGGGAACTTAACAGTAGTTGCCTCAGAGCGTGTAGAATACAAACACAGCAAACAAAGAAAATATACTTTAAAATGTGATTGTGGTGCTATACTTTCCGGATCTGCTAGTTTTATAAAAATAAAGAAAGACAAGCAAGCTCTTAAATGCAAGAGATGTTTGTTGGATGATGTGTATCAGACAAGAGATTCTTACTTAAATTACAATCTAGTTTACTTAGAGTATAAACATAAAGCTGGAAATAGACAGATTAAATTCGAACTAACTCCAGAAGAAGCTTATATTTATTTTACATCGGATTGTTATTTTTGTGGGACTGCTTCTTCTAATAAATACAAAAACAGAAGATATAGAGCAGGAACTTCCATAACATATTCAGGAATAGATAGAGTTGATAACAATTTAGGATACCGAGCAGACAATTGTGTCGCTTGCTGTAAACGTTGTAATCAAGCTAAAAATGATATGAAATTGGAAGAATTTTTTGATATGTGCAGTAGAGTGGTTCATCGACTATCCCTTCGGGGAGTAGGGGCAAGTGCCTCGAAACAGAAAGCATCCTAACCACGGATGATGATATAGTCAGCTCTCATAGGAAACTATGAGCTGGGGTAATTCCCGCGTATTAATTAACGACTAATGCGGAACACGTTGAGGTGGCACTCAACAGTATCCAAATGTGTTCTTGCTTGAAGCTCAACTTGGCTCTTTCGGCCAGTCGCTGCACGTAACGGACAAAGCTTGGCGCGAATCCGGCAAACTTGGTATCAAATTTGCTCATACAAACGCTAACGGTCAAACTGCTGAAGTAAGCAAGTTCATCCCTTACGCAGAGAATCTGATGGTAGATGAATTCTACAAAACCATCGAATGGGCTGCTGTATACGGTAAAAAATCTACCATGGCTGGTCCAGATAAATACTGGATCAAAACTGGACACGGCTTGCGCGAACAACTTCGCGACGGTTGGACTCAACAATTCTCTGGCGCACTGTCTGTTACTATGCTGCAAGATTACCTCATGTCGATCTTCTTTGGTCGTGCAGACGAGACTAATCGTGACGTAAAAGTAATGACTGGTACTCTAGGCTCTATTCTTTTCCACAATGCTTTGGCTGCTGTAGCAAACGGCTTCCTTACTGTGGATACTCACTATGTACGCGACATCAAATCGTCTACTTCTACTCCATGGCTTGCTTATGGCGCGGAATTCCGTCGCTATACTGGTCCATCTGGTATCGCAGTAGATCTGATGTTGAACCCAATGTACGACAGCATCAAGTACTGCAAACAGTTCCACCCACAATATCCTGATATGCCTATCGACTCTGCTCGTATGACATTCTTGGACTTTGGTGGAATGGGCATCGAGCGCAACATCGAACTCTTGAAAGTTAAAGATTCGTTCTACTATGGCTACAAACCAGGTATGTTGTCTCCTAGCGGCCCTATCAAAAACAACGGTATGTTCGGTGAATTGAAAGCTGGTTACGATGTAGCAATCCAAGGTTCTTTTGGTATCGTTATGCGTGACGTAACTCGTGGCGGCGAACTCATAATGAGTGTAGAGTAATAAATGAATATAGAACAGCAACTAGGAATCAAGTTGTCTGTGTTAGTAGCTGGCTTAATTGGAGGCATTGTATCGCTTACGTACGAAGAAAAGATCTCGTTTAATCGGGCAGTTCTTCTTATACTAGCGGGTGCCTCCACGGCTGCTTACCTACAACCACTGGCAGAGCACTACATTAACATCCCCGAAAATCTGTCATCAGGCCTTGGGTTTGTACTCGGACTTGTATCTATGCGCATTATAGATGTGCTGATGGTAAATGTTCCTAAGTGGCTGAATAAATATTTGAAAGTAGATGCAACAACCGATAGCAGAATTTCTACCCGTGATAAACACGATAGTGACGGGGGCTAGTGTTATAGGAATTGTGCACATTCTACAAGAGAGGTTTACACATCCACAGGTTTTAAAAGAAAAATCTAAACTGCTGTACTACTCCCTCAGGGGAGCTTTAGCGGGCCTGGCTGCTATACAGTTAGGCGCTTTACTGCTTCCTGTTTCAATTCCACTTCTACTTGCAAATGCTTGCACAGCGACTATATCAACAATAATTTCCAAATATTTCAATTAATTCGTTGGGTACATCCTAACGGTCTTCACACCTTAAAGAAGTAAAAATGAGTAAATTAGTATTTATCCAAACTATACCGAGGCCAACCGCCTCTGGTATATCGGACTGGGTTAGCGACACTTCAGGAGTAAAACTTAAGAAAACAAAAGTAGGCAGAGCGAAAGATCGTCTCATGGCTCTATACTCCGATAAAGTGGGCGGCTTAGCCAACTACATATCATATAACTATTACAACGATCCTAAAACAGGGCAACCAGTTCTAAATGATGCTGGAAAACCAATGTTACTGCAAGAATATCTAGAGAAAAAATGGAACAAACCTCCAGGTTTCTTTACTAATCAGGCAGTGTCACGGCACTACAAAGGTGACGGATCAGATTTCACGTACTTTCAGCAACAGGTATGGTCACTAGCAGATGGCTCCACGGTTCTGGATCTAGACAAAATGGACGACGAGCTTGGTTACTACGTAATGCTAGCATCCTCGAAAGTAGCGAATTCGGAGAAGGAATGGCGAGAACATAAGTGGCCAAAAGCTACACACTATATCGCTCTGGAAAATGAGTCAGAAGAATTGACTTACGCTAGAACTCAAATGAAATCTAAAGCGTATGCGGCTTTACACTCTCCAGAACTAAACGAAGCTGTGAAGCGCAAAATAGTTTCGCTACTAGGATTAACGTCTACTCTATCTAAATGGAGTGAACAGCAGGTGCACAATGCCTTGGTGCAGTGGATTGAATCATCCTCTTATACGGCTGGTTCGAATATCGACAGGTTCCAAAACTTTGTTACTATGTTAAAAACTGCTCCAAATCGCGAGAAGTTTGAAGCTATGTACCTGTTAAAGAATGCCGAAGATCTAGGTATAGTGAGATCAAAACAAGATATATGGACTTGGTTAAACCCAAAAGGCAGTCCAGTTACTATGGGTAATAGATATTCCGAAGCCTTAGATTTTATTTTAAATCCTAAGAAAGCGGACGAAGTTTTGGAAATAAAACAAAACATCAAAGAAAGACAAAACCTATAATAAATGCCTAGTATAAAAGAACTTCACTACCAGTTCAAATTAAACATGGATAGGGTGGATTCTTTAAACGGTCCAGACTTCAAGGTTGGGCAGATTGATTGGCTTTTAAATGAAGCCCAGTTGATCTTCGTAAAACAACGTATGTCTATGTACTCGAATCCGAAACAAAAAGGATTCGAGCAATCCCAAAAAAGGATAGACGACCTGGGAGCATTGGTGATAAAATTTCCCTTGCAACCTGCAGTTACCCCGCTAAGTGTGGCCTCCAATATATACGAGGTTCCATTTACTGGGTTATCCTTTAACTACCTCTTTTTAATTAGCGCCTGAGTGGATGCTGAAATAAAACCGGGATGCGTAAAAAGTATCCCACTTAGATTTGTTCAACACGATGATTATCGCAGTTCTTTAAAGGACCCCTTCTTTGAAGCTGGTGAAGAGTTCATTCCTTATAATATAGGTAGAGCTTCAGATTCAGAGAGCGAGGCGATGTACATTTATTGTGACTTCCCAGTAAACAAAGTGTATCTAGAATACGTAAAGTACCCAGCACGAGTTAGCTACGGCAATTACAAGTACATTGATGGTAATACTTATCCAGAGCAAAGTCTTCAAACTTCCCCTCAGACACACGCTGAAATAGTAGATATTGCCTGCACGCTAGCAGGCTTATCCGCGCAGAATCCTGAATATATACAACTGAAAGCAACAAAGCTTTCAATACACGAATAATCTAAATGATTAACAATCAAAAACGCGCTACCGAAACTTTCTTGGTAGCTAAGCAAGGTCAAAGTGCTTTACCAACTTCTGGCACAGTTTCTAACTCTTCTACGGGTAACGTAAACTTGGCAGACGGTCAACTTGGTATCGTAGCACAATCATCTTTTGGATCAGTAGCTCCGCTGACCTTCATGGACGCTACCCCAACTGTTTCCGAAAACTCCAGCATAGCATTCTACCAAGGCACGGCTGCTTCGGCAAACGTTGGTGGTGCTGGTGCTCTGTACCCATTGTTCGTTCGTCCGTTCGTTAAATCTAACAACCTGGATGGCGTTAACTCTAAGGTGTTTGTAACCAAGCAAGCTTACCGTGGCGCAACCCACAACGTTTGGACTCTTGGTAACATCTCTTCCGCACCAACTGGCCAAATCAATATCCTGGACGAAACTGAATACCGTCTATACATAGCTTACAACTCCCGTAACCTGGATGAGTTGGCTGATGGTACACGGCAAGCTCCAGGTCTGCGTGTGTCTGTTACTACACCCAACTTCACTGACTTGGCTGCTACTTATCCTATCCCACGGGACTGGATCACCACTAAACTTGGTATCGAAATTAACCGTAACTCTACAGCGTTTATGCTGTCACAGAAGTATCGCGGTACTGATCCAGTGGTTGCCATTTCTGTCGGTCTAGCTCTGTCTGGTCCTTCCGGCGCTGCTGCTGGTACTGCTATCGCAGGTTTGACTGTTGGTACTGTTCTGCCTATCTTTACTTACCAAGGTATCGATCGTAGCATCACCATCACTCAAGAGATCCTCGACAGCCTCACCGCTGCTTCAGCCGCTTCTGGCTTCACACACATCTTCAAGATGGTTATGTCCGAAGCAGGCACCAACGTTGGTGGTACTTCTACTGGGTTGTTCCTGTTAGGTTTGGATCGTAGCTTGTCTTTTGTGGATCGCATCCCAGAGATGAAAGTACGTCTCCGCCCAGGTTTGAATGCTGGTTTTGACTACACTACAGTAAACTTGGCTGAATCAGTGAAAGCAGACGAAGGTCAAGGTTACTCTCGTCAATTGGATCTGCTCTACAAAGCTACACATGGTCAGCGTCTGTACGCTCAACGCCACGTAATTGATCCAGTAACTGAGTTCCCTTCTCCAATCGTAACTGACGTGCAGTACATTGTCTACAATGTTAATCACGGCCGCAACGAGCAAATTTCCGTAGGAGGCATGTCTTTTTCTCCTTATCGCGAAATCATCTGCATCCCTAGGTACTCCACTGGAACCACTACCAACCCGCTTATTGCTTTGTTTGAAACTGCAGTAAACTCTTGGTTGACTTCAGGTGATAATCCATCTATCGCTACTATATAATTGAAAAGAGGGGGAATGGGCTACAACCCGTTTCCCCTTTATTTTTTTAAACCACTTTCTAGTATATGATTAATCCTCGTAATATACTTTCTACCCCGGCTCTTAGAATGATAGAGCCTCTATACAAGGTTTTCCACGACACATCTCTGTATGGGGACGGGACAAGATCAAACCCCCTAAAAATTCTTTCTCCCCTCCCAACTCAAACGGGGAATAGCGGTAGATTCCTAATAACAAATGGAACAACAGTATCATGGAGTACGGCAATAACCAATCCCTCTGATGGTATTATAACTCTTAGTAATGCTGCTGGAACAGATTTCTCTAGAATACAATTTGGGGGAACTACCAGTGCATTTCCTTCTTTAAAGAGAAGCACTACTGAACTTCAAGCTAGACTAGCGGATGACAGTAACTTTGCTGCCGTACAAACCCTATATCAAAGGTTTGGGTCGGGCTCTCCCGAAGGTGTGGTCACCGCCCCTATTGGAGCTATATATCACAGAACAAACGGAGGTGCCGCAACTTCATTATACGTAAAGGAATCCGGCGCAGGTAACACTGGCTGAGTAGCAAAATAACTACTATGCTGACTTTAGATAAAGTAAAAGGAATTGATATTCCTTTGAACATAAGAAAAAAAAATAACATCAACCCAGCTACTCAAGGTCTTGTCCTGTACAATGATTCAGTTAACTTATACAAAGCAATAGAGCTCATTATCGATGAAATAGGTGTGTCGAACAGTTTGACGCAAGAAGTAGCCCAGGATGCCGTAGGAAGTATTCTTACGAATTCGGGCTCGATAATGTTTACCTATAACGATGCTACTCCATCTATAACAGCCACGGCAATTCCTGGCGGGATAGATCACAACAGCCTCTTAAACTTTGTAGCCAATAAGCACATAGATCATAGTACGGTGTCAATTATAGCCGGCACTGGGTTATCTGGCGGTGGTGACATCACCACCTCAAGGACATTAAATCTAGCGAACACAGCAGTAACCGCGGGTACTTATGGCAGTGCTAGCAGCATACCTGTGTTTACTGTTGATGCTCAAGGACGCATAACAACCGTAGTAAACACTCCGATAGTAATAAGTACGGGTTCAATTACAGGGTTAACAGAAGCAATTGGTGACGCTGTTGCTGCTTTGTTAGTTGCTGGTAGCGGTATAAATCTTAACTACAACGATGGCGCTAACACATTAACTGTAAGTAGTACTACCACAGGTACAGTTACAAGTGTAAACGTAAGCGCTCCAGCATCTGGGTTTACTATAACTGGTGGACCCATTACCTCTAGTGGTACATTTGTGTTCACTCTTAACAACGACTTGTTAGGCGTAGAAAACATCTCCACAACAGGGTTAGCCGCAAGGACGGCAGCCAATACCTGGACCACTAGAACAATAACCGGTACAGCTAGCAATATATCTGTAACCAACGGAGATGGTGTATCAGGAAATCCAACCGTAAATCTCATAACAACTGCCGTGGTGGCAGACACCTATGGTTCTTCCAATACCGTCCCTGTGATAACCGTAGACGCTTACGGGCGAATAACTAACGCGACTGATACGCCAATACTAATTGACATCACAGCGATAAGTAATTTCACGGAGCAGATTCAAGATATACTAGGGTCTACCATAGTAGGCGGCACTGGCATTACTGTTACGTATGATGACATTTCCAATACGGTAACAATCGCTAGTTCTTTAGGTACTCTAACCGCAAGTGACATTACTGATTTCTCCGAAGCTGTAGATGACAGGGTGGCAGCACTTTTAGTAGCCGGTACAAACATCACACTGGCTTACAATGATGTGGCTAATACTCTAACTATTAACAGCACTGCATCGGGAGGTGTGACCGGGTCTGGCGGCCCATTACAAGTGGCTTACTGGAATGGAGCAGGAACAGCTTTAACTAGCACGTCAGACTTTATATTCGATGGTACTAATTTAGGTATAAATACGCCTACTGTAGCCGTCAACTCTATTCTGACTACAAAAGGTATATCCGCTGGCGCACTGTCATGGGGTTATTCTCACTTAGATGTCTCGGATAATATAGTATTTTCCGTAGCTGATAATGGGGAACTTTCTATTGGAGATGCGTCTAATACACCCCTAAACATAGGGGACTATGGGATAAGCAAATCCGGAGGCTACTATCTTAGCACAGGTAGCGGTAATATACAGTTAATACCCGCAGGAATAATACATCTAGCTTCTGCAGTTGGTATAAACACAGCAACAGTTGGTTCAAATGTGCTGCGCGTCGCAGGTTCAGTTAGATTCGATCTAACTAGTGATGCTACCGGAGATATTTATTATCGAAATTCAGCCGGTAATTTTACTCGCTTACCTATCGGATTAAGCGGCGAAGTTCTTACCGTATCCGCAGGCTTACCCGCTTGGGGTGCAGGTGGGGGTGGAGGTGGTGGCTCACTGCCAGCAGGTTCTTTAGGAGATATTCTAGTGAATGATGGTATGAACTACGTATCAGTTTCGCCGATTGTTGAGACTAGAACAGGACTTACCGGGTCTTCTGTCACCCTGGGAGCTACCCCATTAACATACACTTCTTTTACATTATACAGAAACGGTCAACATCAGATAGTAACTGATGACTACACTTTAGCTGGAAACGCACTTTCGCTCACAACGGCTTTAGTTTCGACTGACAAGATTACAGCTATATACTACATCTAACATGTCACAAACTAGATTTAAACCCAATCAAATAAATAATTCTACTAATCCTGGATCTATTATTGCTTCTGATAGCTCTAATATATTCACGGTAGTTTCTTCTTCTCCTGGTACTGACCACTTGTTCTTTTACGATCACTCAGCTTTAGCTGTAGTGCCTCTTACTGTTGGTACTAACCTTTCTATTACAGGTACTACTCTTAATGCCTCTGCTGGTGCAGGTGGCTACGTAACAATACAGGAGGAAGGATCAGATCTAACAGCTCGTACGAAACTTAACTTTGTCGGTGCCGGCTTTACCGCTGCTGACGATGCCGGTAACGTTAGAACTAACGTCACACTCAACACATTCCTCAATACTCTTGCTACCCAAGGTAATGTTAGTTTGTCTGGTACTGACGTGACTAATACTCTTCCAGCTACCAAGGGTGGTACTGGCCAGTCTTCTTACACTGTAGGTGCTTTACTTTCTGCAAACACTACTACCAGCTTAACACCCATTGCTGCGGTAGCATCCGGTTCAGTTCTTAAGTCTGCTGGTACTAATACACTTCCTGTTTGGGGTACACTAGCTTCTACGGATTTAACGAACTCCTCAAACATCGCGCTACTTAACGGTACTCAAACTGTTACAGGTACTTATACCTTCTCCAACAATATCACCATGAACGGTACTCCGTCTGCTAATACAGATGTTGTTACTGTTGGGTATGTTAACAACTTGCTACAAGGATTAGATCCAAAACAATCTGTACGTGTTGCAACTACAACCGCTGGTACGCTTGGTACTTCCTTCGCTAACGGACAAACCGTTGATGGTGTCGTGCTTGCTACCGGTAACCGTATCTTGATTAAGGACCAAGCTGCTCCTGCCGATAATGGTATATACACTGTTAATGCTTCTGGTGCGCCCACTCGCGCTACTGATATGGATGCTTGGGTCGAAGTTCCAGGATCTTTTGTCTTCGTAGAAGAGGGCACTAGTAATGCCGACACTGGATGGGTATGTACAGCGAATTCTGGCGGTACGTTAGGTTCTACTGCAATTACATGGGTAAAATTTGCTAACGCGGGAACAGGCGTAACTTCTGTTGCAGCTACTGCTCCAGCCGCTGGTTTTACTATCTCTGGCTCCCCTATTACTTCCACTGGTACATTTACCTTTACTCTAGCTGATGACTTGGCTGGACTGGAAGGCATCTCTACTACTGGTAGTGCTGTACGTACAGGCACAAACACCTGGACTACTAGAACTGATACAGGTACTACAAACAGAATTACTGTTACTAATGGTGACGGTGTTGCTGGTAACCCAACCTTCGATATTGCTGCTACCTACGTAGGTCAGACTTCTATCACTACCTTGGGCACAATCGGTACAGGTACATGGAATGGTACTGCAATCGGTCCAACTTTTGGCGGTACAGGGCTAACTTCATATACAACTGGTGATTTACCATACGCTTCTGCTACGAATACACTAGCTAAGTTGGCTATAGGCTCAACTGGCCAGGTATTAAAAGTGTCTGGTGGTGTGCCGTCGTGGGGCAGCGCTACTCCTACGGTAACTAGAGCGTACCTGACAGGTTCTACCGCATCTGTTATAGACCTTGACTCGGGCACAGCAGTAACTGACTTAGATGGTGCTAATATAACATTTACAGTACCTACCGATCTAGATCTAGTGTTTGTAGTACGCAATGGTGTGCTTCTTTCTAGGTCTGGAACCGTATCGAGAGACTACACTTTGGTATCAGCTACTGGCGTCTTGACTTTAGCTACTGCACTTACTGCAGAAGAAAATTTAATGGTTTACAAATTCTCATAATATGGCAACTCAGATTACCGCAAAACAAATTGGAACTACGGGGGCTAGTACCGGGGATGTACTTACATTTAACGGTACAAACTATGCTCCAGCAGCTCCTAGCGGCGGTGGAAGTTCCTCAGGTATTTCTGGAGCCGTACAATTTTCGGGTGGCTCTGGAACTTTCAGCTCCGACGCTACTAATTTTTTCTTTAATAACACCACTAACCAACTCCAATTAAACGGGGGTACTACTTATGGTTTATTGATCGCAGGGAACACAACGGGGGCAATTGATGCCTCCGCTGCTTCCTCTGTTACAGGTGCGTTTAATGCGTTAAGATCTAATACTAATGCTACAGGTTCAGTAGGTATAACTCTTAATAATACTAATAACTCTAGTGGCACAGCGCACAGTAAGGTAACTCTTTCTACACTAACCGGTGGGGGTGATCCGTTCTTCGGTTTGGCTATATCTGAAATAGGTTATGTGATAGGTATTGATAATACTACCGACAAACTATTCATCGGCGTAGGTATCGACCCGTCTACGATGACTACCACGAACATCACCTTAACAGGTGAGTCGATGGGTGTCATGCAAACTAGTCCAACTGCCAAGTTACATTTGGGAGCTGGTACAACTACCGCTAATACAGCGCCACTTAAACTTACTTCTGGTACAGCAATGACTACTCCAGAAGATGGTGCAATTGAATATCACGCATCTCACTTGTATTTTACAATTGGTTCTACTAGATACCAGTTAGATCAACAGAGTCCATCATCAGTTCCGTTCAATGCATTAGCCGATGCTACTGGAAATGATACATTAAATAATGCGGCATTTACACAGTCCTGGGCATGGAACTCTATTACTACGGCAAACGCACTCACCATGTCTAGCTCCAGTATAACGGCTGGTTCTATATTGACTATTAATGGATCAAATAACTCATTAAACTCTACTGGAGGTCTGCTTTATGTTGTTAATAGTGGCACATCCACTTCTGGTACTGTTGCGAAGTTTGAAGCCAACAACAACGTTGGGGGTGCAGGTATGATCGTGCGAGCAAG